CTTGTAAATGAGTGCCATGAACGTTAGTTGTTGGTTTTATGTCCTTTAGTTGTTCATAGTAGTCAGATTGTAACTCCTGATCATAACAATCAACAAAACTTTGTGTATACTTTTTAAATAAGTTTACAAACTCTACCTTGTCATAGTCTTGATATTGTTTCTGCAATGCCCATATTAAATGTAACATCTTTTCTCCATGATCATAGACACGATCAAAACTATTTTTATTATTAAATTGTAACATTTGTATTCCCTCCATGTTTATTAACTAATATTAATTTATATTTATATTATTTGCAAGTTCATTTACTTTATTAAAAAACATCATTCCACCATACTCGTTTGTAACATAACTAGCAGTTTTAGAAACGAACTGATCTATGTTTTTATGTAAGCTTGGTTTCAGTAAAAGTATTGCATTGCCATTGATATAGTCAGTTAGCCCATGATCAGTTGGTATCATCTCAATACGACCACCTACATAATCCTGCAACTTAGCCAATGGCATATCTCTTTTTATAATTTTAAATTTAGTTTCATTTTCTTTGTCAAAATATGAATTGCTAAACTCTCTTTTTGTTTTGTTAAGTATTTTCATTTTTTTACTCCTATATTTTATTTCTTGGCTAATGGTTCTATAAATGCAAAGCCACCTTCATTTCCCTCTGCATCACAACTTAAAGTAAACAGTAAAGCTTCTTCGTTTTTTTTCTGTAATACAAATTGTGGGAATCCTTCCTCATCTATTTGGGCAAAGTGCATTGTGTATCCGTCAAGTTTTTTGTAGTATTTCGTTTCGTATTCATATTTGTAACTCATATTTATTGGTTTTGTTTTACTCATTGTCATTCTATTTCCTTTCTAGCTAGTTAAAAACATATAGATTGAAAAAAAGTATCCTATAAAAAATAGTATCATTATTAATGGGACAAATAGATAAACGTATAGCTTATCAAATAGGTTATAAAGTTTCATTTTATTTCCTTTCTTTCGTTGTAACTTCAATAAGCCACAACCAATCCTGAACATCATCATCTTCTTCAGTAATCTCCTTGTACTTAGTTGCAACAATCTTATATTGATTTTCATCATCATACTGATCTTCAGTACTTTCGTGAAAATGATCAATGGCAAAAGTTTTTTCAGTAGCAACCTCATAACCTACTTTTACCACGTTTTTTTTCTTTGTCATTTGTTAGCCTTTCTATATTTATGAATGGTTCTTTTTCCCATGCTTTATCTAATTCAACAAGTTTAAGATTACCTGATACTGTTTCACACAACGCATATCTATATTTATGCTCGTGGATATCAGGGTTATAGTTACTGTTTATTTTAATCATAGCAGTTGCCTTTCATTATATTAACTAATGTTAATAATAAACACATTACAGCAATATACAAGCATTATTTATATTGAAGTTAATATACTTTAGGTAGTAAGGTATATATATGAGTATGAAAACCTTAACTGATAAGCAAAAAGCGTTTATTGATAACTATAGTAAAACGGGCAATGCTAAAGCTAGTGCGATAGCGTCAGGCTACAGTAAAGCAACAGCAGAGCAACAAGGCTATGAGCTAAAGAAGAAACTAGCCAACGAGATAGATCAGGCAACTAAACAAGTCTTAGCGTCTAGCGTTCCTATGGCAATAGATAAACTACAATCATTAATCATAGATGATAAGGTTAATGCAAATGTAAAGCTTGGGGCAATTAACTCTATACTTGATAGAACAGGTTATCAAACTGTACATAAAGTAGAAGACGTAACTAAGCAACAATCAGAAGAAGAACTACAAGTAGAACTAAACCACCTACTTCAAAACCTAAAGACCACAGAGCATTAAGCAACGCAATATAACTAGCAATCTAAATACCAAACCATATTAGTACATATACGCTAATAGATAGAGTAGTAGCGCATAGTGAAGTCATAGAAGTATCATCTGGTTACATGGTTTAAAATGATCCATCCACACGCACACACACACAGCCACGCAGGATTTTTGCGGTCGCTTGTACGCGCCTATATTAATAAATAGTAGCAGTTTGAGAGCCACCCCACCCCCCAAAGCGGTCGGTGGTGTATATATATATGGATCTCTCCATACAGCGGTGGGCCTTTTTTAACATTAACATTTGTTAACAGGGATAACATAGGAGTTGTGTTATGTTAATAGATCAGTTATAGTGTCTTTATGGGTGATAAAGCTTGGAAACAACGAGAGCGGAAAGTTGCGCAGTTCTTTGGTGGTCAAAGGACCCCATTATCAGGTGGTAATGGCAAGATAACAAGAGCGGATGTTATACACGATAAGTTATTTATTGAGTGCAAGTTACGTGCAAAGCATACAGCTGTTACTTTATGGGATGATACAAAAGAGTTAGCGGTTTTAGAAAAGAAAACACCTGTTGTTGTATTGTGTGAAAAGAACCGCAAGGGTTTTTGGGTTATGGTACATAGTGATGATTTGGATAAACTATGAATGACATAGAAAGAGCAGTCAAAATAGCACGAGAATTACAGTATCGTAAAAACACAAACCGTATGGAATATTATAAACCGTATGAGTATCAAGTAAAATTTCACAACACCGTTGCACAACAACGATTATTAATGGCAGGAAACAGAATTGGAAAATCTTTTTGCGGAGCAATGGAAATGGCATTGCACCTTACAGGACAATATCCTGATTGGTGGAAAGGAAGAAGATTTGACAGGCCTATTCGTGCTTGGGCAGGAGGTTCGTCTAATGAAACCACAAGAGATATATGTCAAAAAGAATTAGTGGGACAACCAGATGATCCTTCTGCTAGAGGCACAGGCAGTATCCCAATTAAGTATATAGGAGAAACCGTAAGAAAAGCTGGTGTACCTAATGCTATGAACAGTCTTGTTATTAAACATATTACAGGAGGGTGGTCAAGGTTAGCATTTAAAGCCTATGAAATGGGAAAAGAAAAATGGATGGGGGAAACAGTAGATGTGGTCTGGTTAGATGAAGAACCACCATCTTCTATATACACGCAAGCTTTAACACGTACTGCTGACAAAGGTGGTATTGTTTATATGACTTTTACACCTGAAAATGGTATGACAGAAACGGTAGCGCAGTTTGTAAATGATCTTAGGGATGGGCAAGCGCTTATACAAGCTGGGTGGGATGATGCACCACATATGACTGACACGGTGCGAGAGCAAATACTTTCTGCGTTACCACCACATGAACGTAAAATGCGTGAACAAGGTATTCCACAATTAGGAAGTGGTCTTGTTTTTCCATTGCCAGAATCGGATATGGTATGCGATCCAATAGAAATACCCACATACTGGCCTAGAATATGTGGAATAGATTTTGGTTGGGATCATCCGACTGCTGCTGCATGGATTACTTGGGACAGAGATAGTGATATTATTTATGTGTATGATACTTATGCTATGTCGCAGGAAGCTGTACCTATTCACGCAAGTGCTATAAAAGCAAGAGGCAACTGGATTCCTGTCATATGGCCTATGGATGGAAGGCAAGCAGATAAAGGATCTGGTAAATCTTTAACAGAGCAATATAAAGTAGAAGGTGTCAACATGACACGAGAACATTTTAGTAATCCACCGCAACAAGGACAAAAAGAAGGGAGTGGTGGTAACTCTGTAGAAGCTGGTATACAAGAAATGTACACAAGGTTTATGACAAATAGATTGAAAATTTTTGGTAATCAGGGTAAATTATTAGAAGAGCTAAGAATGTATCACAGGAAAGATGGCAAAATTGTGGCAAAACATGATGACGTTATATCTTCATTAAGATATGCAGTTATGTCTGTAAGAAAAGCAAGAATAAAAAATTACGAGCCAACACAATATACATCTGATAGTGATTTTAACGTATTCGTATAGGAAAAAAATGGGTGGTATAGCAAAAATATTAGGAGCAGCATTTGGTAGTAAACCAAGAAAAGCAGCTGCGCCAGCAGTTAGTCAAGCAGCACAACCAACATCCCAAGCACAAATAACTCCTGCAACACCATCACCAGCAGAGTCTATGATAGCAGCAGGATCTGGTTATGGTGGCGGAACAATTATGACAGGTGCAGGTGGAGTAGAATCAGAAGCTAACATTAGTCGTACAATGCTAGGTGGCGGATCGACTGTTGAACGAAGAAAAAGAACTTGATTGAAGTTAGGGTTGATAAAGAAATAAGAGCAGATGCTTTTACATGGTTGCAACCTAGAGCGCATTTGTGGAGAGATATAAAAGAAGATGATAGGCATATAGCTTTTACAGAAGATAAAGAAATAAAAGCGTGTTTATTATTTTCAGATTTTGATGGGCATAACATTTTTGTGCATTTGGCTATTGACGATCCAAGAGCCTGCCAGAAGCGTTACATAAAATTAATGTTTGACTATGCCTTTAATCAATGTAATTCTAATAGGATGACAGCAATGTGCGTTAATGGCTATACAAGAAATGAAAGATTGTTAAAAGGAGTTGGTTTTATAAAAGAAGGTGTGATTAGAGAATCAATGAAAGCAAATAATATCTATGTAGATGCAGCAATATACGGAATACTAAAAGGAGAATGTAAATGGGTATGAAGGCAAAGGTAGCAACACCACCACCAATAGATACAAGTGTTACTGATCGAACAGCAGAAAAAGAAGCAAAGCTTGAATTAGAAAAGAAAAGAATGTTAGAAGCTGGCGCAAAAGGTCGTGCTTCTACTGTTCTTACAAGTGGCCAAGGATTATTAGAGCAACCAGAAGTAGGAAAAACAATGCTTGGTGGCACATTATAATGGATGGTAATAGAAAGAAAAAAGTAAAAACAATTAAAAAAGTAATAAAAGGTTTAAATAAAGCTTCTAACTCACACAAGAAACAGGCAAAAACTTTAAGTAGGGTAATAAAAGGAAAATAAAATTGGATATGTTAGAACCATTTGACTACGTAAAAAAACGTATGTCAGCTATGTCCTCATCACGAGATACGTGGGAAGATCATTGGCAAGAAATATTAGATTATGTAATGCCACGTAAGGCAGATGTTACATTAGTAAGATCAAAAGGTGAAAAAAGAACAGAAGTTTTATACGATAGCACAGCTATTACTGCTAATACGTTGTTGTCTGCAAGTTTACAAGGCACATTAACATCTCCTTCATTGCCTTGGTTTTCTATAAAAATACGTAATAAAGAATTAAATGAACAAAGAGAAACTGCGTTATGGCTAGAAGATACAGCTAGACGTATGTATGATGCTTTTAATGATACTAATTTTAATACAGAAGTACATGAAATGTATCTTGATTTAACATCGATTGGTACAGGATGTTTATTTGTAGAAGAAAATAGTAAAGGTTTTGCGGAAGGTGGTATTCATTTTAAAACATTGCACATAAATGAATTTTACATTCAAGAAAATGCAAATGGTTATGTTGATACTGTTTACCGTAAATATAAATTGTCTGCTAGGCAGGCGGTACAAGAGTTTGGCGAAGGAAATCTAGGCAAAAAATTACTGGATGCTGTAAGAAGTAAACCAGAAAAAGAGTTTGTTTTTATCCATGCTGTTGAACCATCCATAGATTACGAACGTGCAACAGGGGAAGTGGCTACAAAATTACCTTTCCATAGTTGTCATGTTTGTGAGGCAGACAAGATGATTGTCAGAACTGGTGGTTACAACGAATTTCCTTACCTCGTGCCTAGATGGTCTAAAGCGACT